ATGATGTAGAGTTTAGATTATCTCAGGAGATGGAAGCTTATAGAACTCAATATGGTTTCGTGAGGAGTAAATATGGGGAAAGAGAGGATTACTTGGGTAAATTAGCAGATGTGTTATGTAGTCCTGTATATGGGAATATTATAAATAAGGAACAAGCTTTAAATGGTATACGAGAGTGCTTGGGTTAAACTAGGTAGAGACTTACTTGAAGGTAAGAAGATAGATGAGATTACTCTTAAAGGTAAGAAGTATAAGTTTTCCTATACAGAAGAGGAGTTTAGAGAGAGAGCAAGACAGAGTGGATGGGATGAAGCTCATATAGAGGAGAGTTTAAAGATGTATACCCCTGTTCAAAGTGACTATATCTGTGACTTTACAAGTGACTTTTGTTTAAACTCAGGAGGATTCGGTTCTGGTAAATCAACAGCTTTATATATTAAGTTGATTCTTGTTTGTAAATGCTTTCCTGGAAACAGAGTTCTATTAGGAAGAAAGACTTTAAGTGATATTGATAGAGCTGTGCTACCTGAGTTATTTGATTTGATGCCACCTACTTGGTATGAACATAGAGTTAAAGATGGATTGATTAACTTTTCTAATGGTTCTCAGATAATATTGTTTGGACTAGATGCAATGCAATCTGGTTCTATTGCTGATATTAAGAAAGCTCAACAGAAATTGAAGTCTTTAAACCTAGGAGCTTATTTCATTGACCAGCTAGAAGAAGTTGAACATGATGTTATAGAAGTTCTTAACTCTCGTTTAAGACGTAATGATGTTCCTTTTAGACAAGGTAACTCTGACTGTAACCCAGCTAACTTCTGGGCATATCATTACTTTAAAAGAAAGCAAATGATGAATGACGGGGAGTGGGTTCCTAACCCTAATGCAGATAAAGTAACTCTTTATGAGTCTTCGATGCTACACAATCCTCATCTACCTGGGGATTACATTCGTAAACAGTTAGCTATGGGAGATGACTATGTTCGTAGATTTGTTCGTGGAGAATGGACAACAGATGTTCTACTTAAAGGAACTGTATTCTCTAAAGAGAGTATTCGTTTCCTAGAAAGACAAGTTAGAAATCCAATTAAAAAGGAAGAGGGTTGCGAGATATATGAAGAGCCTAGAGATGGTGTTGAATATAGAATGGGAGTTGACCCGTCAGAGGGAATTGTAGACCCAAGCTCAATAGCAGTTGTTTCTTCTGAAGGAAAGAAGGTTGCTAGATTTAATGGAATGGTTCCGCTTCAAGAGTTGGAAGATAAGGTTAAGTTTTTATACTACAAATACAAGAAACCTCTAATAATCCCAGAAGCCAATAACTCTGGAACAGCTTTAATACGAGGGATAAGAGACTTAAAGATATACAAGCGTAAGTCCCTAGATAGTAAATACGATAAGGAAACAGAGAAGCTAGGATTTAGAACTTCTTGGGAATCTAAACAACAGTTGATAGACCATTTCCAAAAGCTATTAAGGGAACAAGTTCCTAAAATCTATGACAGAGCTACAGTTGAGGAAATGAAATCTTTCGTCTGGAATAATGAAGCAACTCAAAAAGGTGCAGGAGCCTCACGTGGATTTCATGATGATGATATAATGTCAACACTGCTTGCTTATTGGGAATTCAGTCCACGGAAAGTTGAGGAAGTCAGAGCAATGAGGTCAAAGCCTAGATTTACAAAGAAATTTCAGTATAATTAGATTATAAGTTAACAAAATTTTATGTTTAAGAAAAAAGAAAAAAAAGAAGAGAAGGAAGAGGTAATAGAAGAGAAGAAAGAATCCAAGAAGGATGAATCTTTACCAGACTCTAAGCAAAGACACCTAAGAGAATGAAAAACCAACTAAAGGAAATAAACCGAGAGATAGAAGATTTTAAGACAAAGCAAATCACTATTGTTCCTGGTTTTTATTTCAATCAATATGAGACAATAGAGAAAATCTATTTCTATTACAATTCCAAATATCAAACAGGTGAAGTAGATAGTGATGGAGACAAGAAGTATTTCTACAATATTACGAAGAACCCATGTAAAGTTTTTTCTAAAGCTATAGATTTTGATACGAAGAATATTCGTCTACTTACAACAGGAGGTGGCGACCCAATTAAAACTTGGTTCATGGAAAGAGATTTGAAGTATTGGATGCGTGATAAACAATTTGGAAAAATTCTAAATAGATTATTCCGAGAACTTCCAATCTTTGGTTCAGCTGTTCTAAAAATAATTGATGGTAAACCTTACTTCGTAGATTTACGAAATTTTGTCGTTCAACAAAGCCAAGACACACTAAGAGGAATGAACTACATTATTGAAGTTCATAACTTTACACCTGTTCAATTCAGAAAAGTTGCAAAGAAAATGGGATGGGGGGAGGATAAAGTAAATGAAACTCTCACAAAGTATTACGAGATGAAAGACACTTCACATATTAGAGTTTACGAAAGATATGGAGAAGTAGAAGATGAAGGAGATTATTCTTACCGAAGAGTATTCATTGCAGATGTTGGAGTAGATGAGTATGACCAAAGAGGAAATCTACAAACAGAAAAACAAGGAGTTATGCTTTCTTCAGAAGAATGGGATGGAAATCCTTATTGGGAATTTCATGCAGAAAAAATGCCAGGAAGATGGTTGGGTATTGGAGTAGTTGAATCTCTATTTGAACCACAAGTATCTGAGAACGAAAGAGTCAATCTTCAATCTAAAACAGCATACTGGTCTTCACTTAGACTATTCTTTTCAAGAGATGCAAACATGGCAGGAAACCTTGCAACAGAAAAGAGAAATGGTGACGTTATAATTGGAGAAGACCCTATTACTCAAATTGATATGAGTGATAGAAACCTAAGTTTCTTTAATGACCTACACGAAAGATGGATGAAAAACAGAGATGAACTCACATTCTCTTATGACGTAGTGCAAGGAGAAAGACTCCCAGCTGGGACACCACTTGGTTCTGCTCAAATTGCAACAACTCAAACATTGTCTTACTTTGAACAAATCCAAGAAGACATTGCTCTAGATTTGAAAGAACTATTGTATAAAGTAATAATTCCTTCTTTTGAAAAAGAATCTACTTCAGAGCATACACTAAGAATTATTGGAGCTGACTTAGATAATTACATTGAATTGGTAAAGAATGACCTAGTTCTAAAAGAAGTTATTCGATTGGCAGTAAATGGAAAGTTCCCAAATAATGCAGACAAACAAACAATTGAAATTGCAGTAGAAGAAAATATTAAAAAGGACAAGGAACTACAACTTACAGTTCCTAGAGGATATTACGACGACGTTGAGTATGATGTTGATATAGATATCACAGGAGAAAGCACAGATACAAGAGTTAAATACGCCACTATCTTTGCACTTCTACAAGCTGTCACAGCTGACCCAACATTAACTTCAGACCCTTCAAAGAGAAAGATGTTATTTGCTCTAGCAGAACAAGGTGGAGTAAACCCTTACGAACTGTTTGATGTTCAAAAGAAAGAAATGAATGAGATGATGCCACAGAATATTAGAGCGGGAGGAGGAGTATCTGCACCAGCTGTTAGTCAACCATTACAAGGTGGAGCAACTACAACAATATAATGATAAGAGAAGACCAAGTTAAACTTTTAAAGGAATTAGGCAAGAGCCATTATGGTAATACATTGAAGATTTATCTATCAGAGAAGATAGCAGAATTAAATGATGTGTCTACTTGTGAGAGTTTTGACGACGTTTTAGGAAGAAAGAAAGCAATTAAAATTGTCAAAGAACTTTTCAATTTTATGGAAGAGAGAAAAACAATTGACAAGAGTAGAGAAAGCTACGTATAATAGATTATTACAAGCATAGTTCGACACTTAAGTCGTAAAAATGTCTATGGAAGAAACAAACGAAGAAGGAGTAATTCTGGAATACTCACCAGAAGAGGTTGTTGAGGAATTCATCAGAGAAGATGTTAAAACACCAACAGAATCTGAACCTAGAAAAACAGAAGAGAAAGTTGTGCCTTACGACAGATTCAAGAAAGTCAATGACGAATTGAAGAAGTTAAAAGAACAACCAGTGAAAGAAGTTAACAAAGCATTAGATGTTGAAGACTATATTGATATATCGGCTTCACTCGATGGCTTAGACTCCAGAGAAAAAGAATATCTTGCTAAGCAACATAAACTTTCTGGTAAACCATTAAAAGATATAAGAAATAATGAAGACTTTATCCTATGGCAATCTGCCTATAGAGCTAAGGCTGATAAAGAAAGAAAAGCATTGGAACCTACTTCAGAGCAAATTGACGCAGAAAGACCAAAGTCTCTATCAGAAAGATTGAAAAATCTTCCACTTTCTGAACAAGAAAAAATTCTTGTAGAGAAAGGACTTTATAAGAGTCCTAAGCGAAGAGAAGATACTGTTTTCATTAAAAAATAAAAATGACACAAGTTATTACAAATGATATTTCAGCAATCCAACCAGAGTTGTGGTCAACAATGGTTCAAGTGCCTCTATACAAGTCACTCGTTGCTATGGATATCGCAAACATGAAACTTTCAGACGAGCTTAAATATGCGGACACAATCCACATTCCTCGATTTGGAAACCTTTCAGCAAAGACTTACACAGCAGGAACAACAATGTCTGCGACAGCTCAAGATTGGGCATTCGACAACCTAGTTGTTTCTACAAAGAAATACGTTATGTTCTACCGAGATGACACAGAATCTCTACAAACAAACGTAGACCAAGCTAGAGAGCTAGCAACAGAAGCAGCTTACCAACTTAAGAACGCTATTGATACACACGTTCTAGCTAATATCACAGGAGTAGATGGATTTATGCCAGCTGACAACCTTGATATCGGACTAGGAGTTACAAATGGTGCTCCAGTTTCAGCTGGTTCAGCAAACATTATTAACGTTTTCGCAGGAGCTACTAAGTTCCTACGTGAACACAATGTTGAGGAGATGGGTGACTGGTGTGCAGTTGTTACACCAAAAATCGCTTCTTACATCGAAGTTAAAGCAGCAAACGTTGGATTTAACGTTGCAGATGCAACTCTAAGAAACGGATATGCAGGAGACTTCATGGGATTCCAAGTTTACATTTCTAACAACCTACCTTCTGGAAACCTTTCAGCAATCGCTCCAGCGGCAGGAAACGGAATAATTGGAGGACTTTCAGGAGCTAACGCTTCAGGAACAACTCCAGGACGAGCAGCTTACTTCGGTAAGAAAGGAACAATTGATGTTGTTCTACAAAAAGCTCCAGCTATGGAAATCAAAACAAAAGACGATATGCTTGGTTCTAACTATGTATTCTGGACAGTTTACGGTTCAACTGTAGCTACAAAGAATAGAGAAAGAGGAATCAACCTATCAATGCCAACAGCATTCTCAGGTTAATAGATAACAGTTAGTTGTTTCCCCAATTAGTAGCCATACTTCGATGCGGAATATTAGTTGGGGAATCGAAGAAATAACTATGAATATAATACAAAAATACAATAGAAAGTTAGCAAAATTTAGATTAAAAAGAAGATACGAATACTTAATAGAAGTTGATAAGTTAATGAGTGAGTTCATCACTAAGACTATTATTGATGGTGGTTCTAATGAATTCGTTGCAATGCAAAGAAAGCAGTTAGTTAATATGGAAAATGATATTAACTCAAAGGTCAAGTTACTAGAGTTCTTAAAGAATACTAAGTAAAATGAAAATCACATTTATAGCTGATAGACCAGATGCCTATATACATGGAATCTGGTTTCATAGAATACACCAACCATCAAAGGCGTTAGAGATGCGAGGTCATGCAACTAGAACTTTATCTATTGGAATGTTCACAGAGGAACAAATGGAATGGCCTGATGTTGTTATTTTCGGTAGAACATACCCTCAACAATATGACCCTGTAAAAGATATGCGAGAATTTAAAAAGAGAGGTAAGAGAGTTATCTACGATATGGATGACGATTTTTGGCAGGTTGCTAAAGATAATCCTTCCAAGTTAGTTTCTAGTGCGTTGAAAGACCAATATGAGGGAATGATTAAAGAAGCAGATGCAGTTATAACGCCTTCAAATGTTCTTGCTAAGAAGTTTAAGAAATACTTTAAAAAGAAAATTCACATTTGTCCTAACGGAGTTAATCTTGAAGAATACATTGAAAGACCACACATGGACAAGCCATTAACAATTGGTTATATGGGTGCAGCTTCTCATTGGAAAGACCTACAAATAATAGGAGAAGTAATGAAAGACTTATCTAAGAAGTATGATTTCATTTTCACAATCTACGGGTTAACAGGAGAGCCAATAGAATCAGCAATGTATTTCTATCGTAAAACTCTATTAAATAATTTTGCACCAGAAAAGAATGAATACTATCGTTCTGCTCTAGAGTTTTATAAAACATTAAGTGGAATGACAATGTATCACACTCCTTTCATGCCACCAGAATTACACCCTAAGACAATGGCTGGTTGTGACTTTGATATAGGATTAGCACCGCTAGAAGATACTGTATTTAACAGAGGGAAGTCTTGTGTAAAATTCTACGAATATGCTTCTGTCGGAACAGCTGTTATTGCTTCAGATGTTCTACCTTATTCAGAAGAAGTAGATTACAGAGCTAAGAACACTCACAAAGATTGGTATAAGAAAATAGAAAAACTTATTGTTGACGAGGATTACAGAAAGAAACTCGTAGCAAAACAACAAGAATGGGTAAAGAAAAATCGTAGTCTAACAGCAATAGGACTTCCATGGGAACTCGCTTGCCAACGTGAAGGTATTAAAGGTTTAACTTCTTCAAATCAGGAATGATTTATTTATGGGAACATAATCCCGTGTTGTCAGTCTCGGATATTGAAACTACTAAAGATATAGACAAGGCAGATACAGTAATAGTTTGGAATGACATATACCCACTAGAAAGAAACATAGTAGATTATGGAAGAAGACGTGGGAAGAAAACTGTCGTAATGCAACATGGTAGACGTGGCTCATCTCAATACTACCCACCCTTTTCAAAGGAAATATATGCAGACGAAATGTGGGTATGGGGAGAACGTGACAAAGAGTATCTTGTGACAGCTGGACACCCAGCTAAGAAGATAAAAGTAGTAGGTAGTCCAATATTGAAGTTAATTAAACCAAAGCTAGAGCACAAAGGAATTAACATTGTATTTTCTCCAGAGCATTGGGACAGACCTTTAAAAGAAAACGTAGCAGTCAGAGATGAACTTAGAAAACTTAAAGGAGTAAAGATAACAACAAAGTTAATTCACTCAGCTTCTCATACAGAGGAATATGATAATCCAATAAGAACAGATGTTCATAACCCAGACCATCTACCTACTTGTATGGAATTACTCAGGACAGCAGACCTAGTTGTTGGAATATCAGAGTCTACATTTGAATTAATAGCTCAGGCTATGGATATACCAGTAGTCATAATGGAAGAATGGGAACCTAAAGCATTTGGTGGAGATGAAAGATATGTAACATATCGCAGAGTAATATCTGAAGGAAGTTATAAAACATCTCTCAAAGATTTAAACAAAACTATCAAAGAAGTATTAAAGAATGATACATTACAAGAACAACGTAAATCTGCTGTAAAGGCAGAGGGTGGAATATGAAAGAGATAGATTATTTAAAAAGCGAATATCATGACCATAGACATTGGGGGTTAGATGATAGAAGTAAAAAGATACTTGAGTGTTTTGATAAATACATAGATAAGAATGATTCTATCCTAGAACTTGGATGTTCTTCTGGTAGAAATCTGGTTGCACTATATAACGTAGGATATAAAAATCTAACAGGTTTAGAGATGTATCCTATCAAAGAAAGAGATGAGTTTAAACTAATACGTGGAAGATACGAAGACAATGAACTTGGAGAATATGACGTAGTATTTTCTGCATCATTTATCCAAGAGTTTGAGGAAGTTCCGTCTAAAGAACTAACTAAAACATTAGAGAAAACTAAAAAATACTTTATGGTATTTGGGGACCTAATAAGAAATGAAAGAGTGTTTGATGAATTATTAAAAGAATGGAAACCTGTAGAGAAATCAAATGATAATGCTTTCTCACAACCAATAAGAATATATGCAAGAACTAATTGAGAAACTATACCCAATAAATGCCTATCTACTAGGAGAGGGCTATGATAAAAGACTAGAGATACTTAAAGGTTATCTAGATTTAGAAGTATTAGAATTTAAAAGTGGAGAACAGCATGGAACTTGGACTATCCCTCAAGAGTGGATTATTAAAGAAGCGTGGGTAAAGTTTAACGGAGAAAAGATAATTGATTTTGATAAGGAACCCCTATCAATACTTATTGGTTCTAGTTCATTCAAAGGAATCGTAAGCAGAGAAGAATTATTGAAACATATCTACTTCGTAAACGATTTTGGAGATAATGCACCAGATACAATCCCATACAAGACAGCTTATTACGACGATAAGTGGGGATTTTGTGCAACCAAGAATTTAGTAGATTCACTTGAAGAAGGAGACTATGAGGTCTTTATAGACACAGAGAAAGTTGATGGAACTATGAAAATAGCAACTCACACTATTAAAGGTAAATCTAAGAAAGAGATACTACTATTCGCACACCTAGACCACCCATATCAAGCAAATGACAATCTTTCAGCTGTTGCCTGTTTAGTAGAAGTTGCTAAAAAGATAAAGTCTAAATATACGATTAAGTTAGTATTCTGTCCTGAAACAATAGGCTCAAACGTATACGTAAATACTCAAGACTTATCTAACGTAGAATTCGTTGTTGCAGTTGATATCTGTGGTAATGACGACCCAATCCTAATGCAGAAGTCATGGGATGTGGAACATAGAATTAACAGAGTTGCTAACTGTGCCTTTCAACTATCTGAGAAGTCTTCTAGAAAAGGAAAGTTTAGAACTGTTATAGGTTCAGACGAGAGTGCCTTTAATGACCCAGATGTAGGTATAGCAGGAATAATGTTAAGCACTTTTGACTATGACGAATACCATACTAATCTAGATACTCCAGATAAAATAGTTTATTCAAAGATTGAAGAAGTCCGAGACTTGATTATCTCTATGATTGATATATACGAAAGAGACTTCATACCTAAGAAGAACTACAAGGGTCAACTAATGAGAAGTAAATATGGATTTCAAAGTTCTTCAAAGCTAGTGAACCTAAATATGGATTACTTCTTTTACTCAATAGATGGCAAGAAAACATTAGTAGAATTATGTTCAGACTATGAACAAAACTTCAATAATATGTATGACATTATTGAAAGAATAATAAAAGATGAAAAAATCAGTCGCATTGATATTGGCAAAAAGTAAATCTAATAGATTGCCAAACAAGAACATTCTTCCGTTTAAAGGGAAACCAATGTTCGTAGAAAATCTAGAGAAATGTCTAGACATATTTGATGAAGTATATGTCAGCACAGATAGTGAGGAAATTGCACAAACAACATTAGATTACAGCGGTAAGGTTATTATGAGAGACGAATCTCTTTGTGGAGAGACACCTAACATAGATGTCTATAATCACGCTCTAAGTTTCTTTAATGCAGATTATATTGTCGCAGTTCAAGCTAACAGTCCAACTGTTGATAGGGAAAAGATAATGCTAGTGAAAAGAATAATGGACTTTGGAGTTGAAGAAGTTAAGACTTGCCACGAAGATAAGAAAGACTATGGAAGTATATGGGCAATAACAACGGATAAGATTAAGAATTACCCAGACCCATATAATGCAAAACCAGAGGTATGGGTTGTGGATAACTCAATTGATATACATACATTAGAAGATTATAATAAAGTTATATGAACAATAAAGTGCTAATAATAGCGGAGATTGGTCATAACCATATGGGTTATATGCGACACGCTAAACTATTGATAGACGAAGCTAAGGCTTGTGGTTGCGATATTGCAAAGTTCCAAGCATACGATACAGAGAAAATTAAGAAGCCATGGCAGTCACGTTATTTTGAATTAAAGCTCTCAGAGCATACATTCGAGGAATTCAAAGAACTAAAAGAATACTGCGATAAAATCGGTATTGAATTCATGGCTTCTGCTTTTGACCTAGAACACTTCGAGTGGCTTGAAAAACTAGGCGTAAAACGTCATAAAATCGCTTCTAGGAGCATTTACGATACAGAGTTGATAAAAGCTATGGAAAAAACTGGAAAGCCTATAATCGCTTCTCTAGGAAAGACAGATGAAAGGGGAATACCAGAGATAAAGAACTGCACATATCTATATTGTGTTTCAGACTATCCTACTTATATGACCTCAGATAGATTCCCAACTAAGTTTGGAGAAGGACAATACTATGGTTTCTCAGACCATACTATCGGTTGTTATTGGGCAAGAGAAGCTGTTAAGCGTGGTGCAAAGATAATTGAAAAACACTTTACGTTGAGTCGAGATTTACCAGGACACGACCAGAAAGGAAGTGCTGACCCAACAGAAATGAAAGACCTCGTAACCTTTGCTAGACAGCACGAGCAAGGAATAAACTACTAATATGGAAGGAAGATATAAAGACCTCGAAACTATAAAGCAAGTATTTGATAAGTTCGGAGTAAGAATGGTTATTGTATATGGAGCATTACTTGGAATGGTTAGAGATGGGAAATTAATAGAACACGATGACGATATAGATATTGCTGTGATAGACCCAATAGATTTAAAAACACGTAAAGCAATAGGTTGGGCATTGTTTGATTTAGGATTTCAACCACAAAA